AAACCATCCTAAATATATAAGAAAAACTGTAAAATGTGATTATTGTGGAAAAAAAATAAAGATTAAAAATTACAAATTAGAAGATAATAAAAAACACTATTGTAGTAGAGAGTGCCAATATAGAGATTTTACAGGTAGGAAAAATACAAAAGAATATAAACATATGATGAGGGAAATAACACCAAGAGGAGAAAATAGTCCACATTGGAAATTTGAAAAAACTGATGAAGAACGATTAATAGGAAGAGCTACACCTGAAGACCACGAATGGAGGGTAAGAGTTCTCGAAAGAGATAATTATACTTGTCAAGTTTGTGGTAAAAGAGGTGGGGATTTATGTGTTCATCATATTAATGGTTATCATTGGGATAAAGAACATAGACATGACATAAATAACGGAATTACTCTTTGTAAACATCACCATAAAGAATTTCATAAAATTTATGGAAATAAAAACAATACTAAAGAACAATTTGATGAATATATTAATAAAATACATGTTAATACCGAGGTAAACTAAGAAGTTAAAAAGTCTTAGTCACCGTAACGCATAGGAATTGAACCTATGCTTTTTTATTGAAAAAAGTATAGAATAAAATATTCCCACGAGTGGTTAACACCTTAGCAAGTAAAGTTGAAGGTGAAAATATATGCTGAACTTATAGGAAACTATAAGAACTATAGGATAAAAAGCCTATAGGATAACAAATTGAGAACTAACAGACGAAGCAGTATTATCAGGATATGGTAATCCTGTAGGTGAAACAAATAACCAAATAGCAAAATCAATAGCTTCTAAAGTAGATAACGATGCAATAGATGTTTTATTTAATGCACAATTAATTTATGATGGCTCAGGCGGAATTATAAATTATGACAGAATAGTTGACGCAATAGATGTATTTGATGAAGAATTAAATACAGAAAAAGCGATGTTTGTAAATCCCAAACAAGTTACACAATTAAGAAAAGATGCTAATTTTATATCTGCAGACAAATATACTGGTCAAGTAGTTATGAATGGAGAAATAGGTAAAATAGCTAATTGCAGAATTGTAGCAACTAAAAAAGCTAAATTAGTGGATGAATGGTACTCTTTCTGCGAAAGTGGAACAAATAGTGCAGTAGAAGTAACATCTAGCAACTTAGCAACAATACAAGCTACATTGCCAAATGCAAAAGAAGGCGATTATGTATTAAAATCAACTACTGCAGTATACTTTAATCCAATTATAAAACTTAATAATGATGCTGAAACAGAAGAAGATACTGCTGCTTTAACTGTATACTTAAAAAGAGATACAAATGTAGAAACAGATAGAGTATCTTTAGCAAGAAAAACTGATATATCTGCTGACAAACACTATACTGCAGTCTTATCAAATGCAGCTAAAGTTGTTTTAGCTAAATTTAAAAAATAATAGGACGTGATTTAAATGTCTGATATAGAAAAACTAAAACTAATTCTAAGGGAGAGTGATTCTCCCTTTTTTACTGATGAACAACTTCAATTTTATTTAGAGCAAAATGACAATGATATAAATAAAACTGCTTATGAATGCCTTCTAGCTAAAGCAGAAGATGATAGTATTGCCTTACCAGGTGGATTATCATTACCTAATAACAAAGATTACTGGGTAAGACTTGCTAAAAAATACAGACCGAATGGAAGTAAAATTTTATGATAAATAAAGAAAAAATTAAAGCAAAAGTTAAAAAAGCAATAAAGAAGCTTCCTTCTCGAGCAGTAGTTAAGCGAGCTTATACCAACGACTTTGGAGAAAAGTCAGACTTATTAGAATTAGTATGCGAGCTAGAAGGCTTATATCATGAAGGTAGTAATCTTTCTATATCCTTGCAAGATAAAGGAGAGGTAAAGACTGATAAAGGTTTATATTTTCTAATTGCTTATGATGAGACTGCTAAGCTCATACAAAAAGATGATTACATCTATATAGAAGGCTATAAATATCAAATTAAGGACCTTGGAAACATAAATAAAATGGATATTTATATGGATATGAAGCTTCAAGAGGTGAGTTACGTTGAGTAGTGGATTTAATTTTGATGCTAGTCAAATTTTGGGAAACTTGTCAGCTCAACCAGCTAGATTTAAAGCTAGTATGAGTGCTTATGCTTCTAGTAGTGCAATAAAACTACAAAACTATGCTAGGCAAAATAAACCATGGAAAGACCATACACACGATGCTAGAAATAGACTTAGCGCTGACTGGGAATGGCGAGGCAATAAAATAGTAATAGCACTATCACATGGAGTTGACTATGGGATATATCTAGAAAAAGGAACATCACCGCATACTATAACAGGAAGCCCTTGGTTGTATTGGCAAGGCGCTAGTCATCCTGTTAAAAAAGTTAATCATCCAGGTACAAATCCTTATCCAATTATAATGCCAGCTATCGAACATGTAGGTCCACAAATAATGGCTGGATTAACTGTATTATTAAGTAGGTGATCTAATGTTTAAGGATTTATATAAATTTCTTAAAACTGCTGGACTAACTGTATTTTCTTTAGGGCAACAAGATAAAATTTGTACTACTCCATTTGTACTTTTTTATAACGCTGGGATAGAGGATACAACAAGTAAAAATCTAAAAAAAGAGAGCATAGAGTTGTGGGTATTTTATCCGTTTAACGAGTATTCCAAGGTTGGTGGATATATAAAACGAGTTGAAGATACAGTAACTAAATTTGGCAAATTAAGAAAAGATTATGATAAATATGCTATTGAAATAGATAACGATATGAAAGCTTATTATACTAAGCTTACGTATTACAGATATGTACAAAGGAGGTTGAGATAATGGCAACAGAGGTAACACTTAACCAACATGCACTTTCAGATGTGGCATGTGTAGAAATAGTTACAGAAGATGAAAAAAGTTATACATTTGAAACTGCTTCAGAAGTAGGGATAGAAGAAGTGCTAGACGAAGGCGATGAACAAACTTTAAAAATAAAAAATGTATTATATGCGAATAGAAAAGCAGAAGATACATTATTAGGACACGATTTAACATTTACAGATAATCTTATGTGTCCTGAATTATTGGAGTTATTCCAAGGTGGTACGTTGACACCAGGGGAAGGTGGTAAATTCACATATACACCTCCAGCAATAGGGACAAAAGCAACTAAAAAGAAATTTACATGCAATATATATACTTGCGAAGTATCAACAGATGGAGATACTGGAAAATATATAAAAGTATCTTATCCAAGTTGTGAGGGAACTAGCGTACCTTTTACGTTTAAAGATGGGGAATATTACACTAATGAATATGTAATAAAATCTAGACCAGCTAAAAATGCAGCGCCTTATACAGCTTCTTTAGTAGATGCATTACCGACAACTGCTGTATAATAAAATATAACAAATAGATTTTAGCCTTCCTAATTAACTTTAGGAGGGCTTTTATTATGAAAGGAAATAGATAATGGAAAATTTACAAGTAACAAGTTTAGAACAGTTAAAAAAAGTAAAACAAACCGATATAGTTAATTTAGGAAAATTTGAAGATGGAACAGAGTTTATAGCAGAGCTAAAAAGACCAGATGTGATGGCTTTAGCAGTTGAAGGTAAAATACCTAATACCCTTTTAACAGAAGTAACTAAGCTATTTAACGGCAAAAATAAACTAGCTAGTAAGGTATTGGAAAATAACGGAGATGCTTTTATACAGTTAGGGCAATTAATGGATATTTTAGCTAAAGCATCTTTAGTAAATCCGACAATGAAACAGTTGGATGAAATAAATGTGACTCTGACTCAAGAAATGAAAACAGCAATAATGATGTATTTCCAAAGTGGGGTTGAAGGATTAAAAAACTTTCGTAAAGAGCAAGAACGTATTGCGAATAATCAACCAAGCGCTGAAATTCAATAGATTGCCTAGTGAAATTTTAAGGATAAAAGACGAATATGTGGCTTTTTGTTTTGATGAAGCTTGCTATTACATAATCAATCAAATGGAAAATAAGAAGAAACCTCATTTCTTTGATGAAGTAAGTGAAGATAAAAATAAGTATTATCTAAATGATTTCCTTCGAAAAGAAGCATTGAAAGGAGGATTTTAGAAGATAAATGTCGAATAATACAATTAAGTTAAAAGGAGGTCATTATCTATATGAGAGAAATTTGGAAAAATATAAAAGGGTACGAAGGAAAATATATGGTAAGTACAGATGGAAGAGTGAAAAGTATCAATTATAAAAATTCAAGTAGCCCTAACATATTAAAACAAGGCTTAGATAAATATGGATATAAACAATTAACTCTTTATTCAAATGGGAGTAAGAAAACATTTAAAGTACATAGACTAGTAGCAGAAACATTTTTAGAAAATCCTAAAAATTTACCTCAAATTAATCATAAAGATGAAAACAAACAAAATAACAAAGTAGAAAATTTAGAATTTTGCTCAGCTTCATACAATATAAATTATGGAACTAGAAATAAAAAAACATCGGAAAAGTTAAAAGTAATAAGAAAAACTACAAGCCCTGTAAGTGGAGAAAATAATCCTATGTATGGCAAGCATCATACAGATGAGACCAAAAGGAAAATAAGTGAAGCACGCAAGGGTAAATACGCAGGGAAAAACAACCCTATGTATGGCAAACATAGGAGTGATGAAGTTAAAGAAAAACTCAGTAAAGCAAATAAAGGCAAGAAATTACCAAAAGAAACTAAAAAGAAAATAAGCGAAGCTAATAAAGGGGAAAAACATCCTCAAGCTAAAAAAGTTATCTGCATAACAACAGGAGAAATATTTAATTATATAAAAGAGGCAACACAAAAATATAATATAGATAATTCAAGTATTACAAAATGCTGTAAAGGGAAAAGAAAATCAAGTGGCAAACATCCTATAACAGGTGAAAAACTTGAATGGGGTTATTATGTTGAATAAAATAAAATATTAAATTATATTAACAGGGGTTAAGCCCTGTTTTTTTATTGAATAAATTTGATGGGGAGGTGAAAAATCCGATGAGTGTAAATTTAGGTACAGCTATAGGATATCTCTCGAGCTAGATTCTAGCAGATGGACTAATAGTTATACTACAGCTAGACAACAAATGCAAACATTAGCTGACAGTTCGCAAAGTATGGGGAGTAGGTTTCAAGCTGCAGGTTCTATGCTTACAAGTGCGGGTTCTACATTAACCACACATGTAACATTACCATTAGTCGGCATTGGGGCTGCTTCGGTAAAAACTGCTGCTGATTTTGAAAGTAGTATGAGTAATGTACAGGCTTTATCTGGTGCAACTGGGGGAGAATTACAACAATTATCTGATTTAGCAAAAGAAATGGGAGCAAGTACACAATTTAGTGCTAAAAAAAGATTGGCACACTAAATAGAAATATTTAGAAAAAATAAGCGAGCAATATCGGTAAAACACGTAACTGATTATTAAAATATGATATAATATAGTTAGGGATAGTTAAGGAAGTCGCGAGCCTTAATGAAAAGAAAGTTATCCGAGCTTTCTTCCCTGTTGATTAATCGGATGGATACTATCGGAGGTGTTTAAAAATGAATTATAAAATTTGTTCAAAATGTAAAGAATTAAAACCTTTAGATGCTTTTGAAAAAAGTAATTCTTGTAAAGATGGGCATAGAGGAACTTGTAAACAATGTAGACAAGAACAAAAAAATAAAAAACATCAATTACAGTGTGAAGTATGTGGGGAAAAATTTACAAGTTCTAGAAAAGAAGCTAAATATTGCAGTGAAAAATGCCAACATTTAGCACGTAGAAATAGAGTAAAAGTGAAATGTTCATATTGTGGGAAAGAGCTAGAAGTTATAAAGTCAAAAGCAGACAGTCAAGAATATTTTTATTGTAATCAACAATGTAGAACAGAACATTTAAAAACAATAATGAAAGGTACAAATAATCCTAACTTCAACAAAGTAAAATATAATTGTGATGGATGCAATAAAGAAATTTATATAAATCCTTATAAAATAAAATCTCAAAAACATATATTTTGTTCTGAGGAATGTTACATAAAAAATATAGGTAAATTTTACAAAGGTGAAAATAATTCTAATTGGAATAAAAATCTAACCTCAGAAGAAAGAGAATTAAAAAGAAGATATCCTAAATATTATGAATGGAGAAACAAAGTGTATGAGAGAGATAATTACACTTGCCAAATTTGTGGAAGTAGTAAGAGTGGAACATTAATAGCGCATCATTTAAATGGATATAACTGGGATATAGAGCATAGGACAGATATTGATAATGGAATAACTTTATGTACTAGATGCCATAATGAATTTCATAATAAATTTGGATGCGGGAATAATACAAAAGAACAATTTGAACAATTTTTAAATATTAAATTACAAGTGTCTTTATAAGACACTTTTTTTATACAAATAATCAGATGTCAATACCGAGATAACTTTATAGATTGCGAAAGGCTATAAAGTATCGTAGAGCGTAGATAGTGAATAAATATAATCTATCCAAGAGTGTTCGCCACCTTACCATTAAGTTGAAGGTGAAAATGTACGCCAAACTGGGTTTGAAATGACAAACCGATGAAAATGAGGGAAACCTCCAGAGGTTAGGATAAAAAGCCTAACGATAATAACGATTTGAGTCAATGTGCAGATGCTCTTAGCTACATGGCATTAGCTGGTTGGGACACTCAACAATCAATGGATGCACTTCCAGGGGTATTAAACCTTGCTGCTGCATCGGGTATGGATTTAGCAAATGCCAGCGACGCGGTGACTAAAAAATATTGGTCGGTTACTTGGAAACAAGTAGCATAAAGCATCGAGGAAAAACGGGGAAGGTTAAACTTTGTTTAAAGATATCGTTACCCTTGAAAATACTAATTATATATCAAATTAAGGAATTTTTAAACAAGCAAATTAATCCCGTGACAAACTAAGAAATTAAAAAATCTTAGTCGTTGTAGAGCGTAGGTATTGAACCTATGCTTTTTATTTTTAAAAAGTGTAGAATATAATATACCCACGAGTCCTCGACACGATTATATATAGGATAATCTGAAAACCTAACGTAAAACGAGGGTGAAAAGGTACGCCAAACTAGGTATGAAATGACATACCGATGAGATAAGGAATTGCACAACTTATCAAATGAGGGAAACTTCTAGAGGTTGAGATAAAAAGCTCAACGTTAATAACAAATGGATATTTTAAGTGCATTTGGGATGCAAGCAAGTGATGCAGGAATGGCAGCAGACCAATTTGCATATGCACAAGCTAACGCAAATACAAGTGCAGACCAATTAACAGAAGCGATGGCTAACTGTGGTGTTAATGCTAATGGATTTGGACAAGATTTAACACAAACGAATGCAGTATTGATGGCCTTATCTAATGAAATGCTAAAAGGTGCACCAGCTGGTACAGCATTATCTGCGGTATTTAGAGATATGGGTAATGCAATGGAAAATGGTTCTATTCAAATAGGCAAGACAAAAGTAAAGATTACTGATGCCAATGGGGACTTCCTAGATATGACAGATATCTTAAAAGGAGTAGAAGAAGCTACAGACGGCATGAGTGAATCAGAGCGACAAGCTGCTCTATCTTCTACTTTTACAGCAGATAGTATAAAAGCTATGGGAATACTTTTAAATGAAGGTAGTGACAAAGTTGCTGGATATGCAGATCAACTAGAAAATTGTGGTGGTAGTGCTGAAAAAATGGCCGAAGTTATGAATGATAACCTTAATGGTCAAATAACTGCATTAAAATCAGCTTTAGAAGGTGCTGCAATATCTATTGGTGAAGCATTATTGCCAATGATAAAAGGATTAGTAAGTGTGTTACAAGGCGCTTTAACTTGGTTTAATGGACTTAATAGCGGTGTTAAAACAACTATAGTCACAGTAGGATTAGTAGTTGCAGCTATAGGGCCATTATTATTAATTCTAGGCTCTTTAGCAAGTGCAATAGGAAACTTAATAGAGCTGAGGGCATTGATGACTGAGTCTAGTGTGTTAAGTAGTGCGATAAGTAGAGTATCAGGACTATTTACTAGTTTAAGAAATGTGATTATAGGTTCGGTAATACCGGCTATACAATCATTATGGGCATTTATGCTAGCTAATCCAATAACTATAGTAATAGCAGCAATAGCAGCATTAGTTGCTGGATTTATATATCTTTGGAATAACTGTGAAAGTTTTAGAAATTTCTGGCTTAATCTATGGGATAACATAGTTGAAGCAGTTGGCAAAGCTCCAGCAAGTGTTCAAGCTGCTTTTAATTCTATTATGAATGTATTTAATGGAATAAAAACTTTTTTGGGTGACTTAGTTGGTGGAATAAAAACATTACTAGGAGACCTATTTAGTGGCAACTTCGGTAAATTATCAGAAGATGTTCAAAAGCTAGGGAAACAATTACAAAAAGATTTTCAAAATATAATAGTGAGTTTAAGAAAATCTTTATTAGATGGAACAAATGCATTGAAAGATGCTTTTAGTAACGGATTAGCAACATTATTAGATCCTATAATAAATTGGGGTTATAGTGTTAATGGTTATTTTGGCGATGCTTTTACAGATTTATACGGAACAATAGAAGATACTTTCAGTTTGATAGTAGACTATATAAGAGATTCAATATCTATTATGATTAGTATTTTTACTGGAGACTGGCAAGGGGCTTTGCAAGGTGTACAAAACTTATTTTCTAATTTAGGCAATAATATAATGACTATACTATCAGATTTATGGAACTTTATATCAGAAATATTTATGGGTATAGGACAAGTAATAGTCGATAAATTGTCTGAAGTAGGAACTAATATATCAAATTGGTTTACAAATACTTATAATTCATTTATACAATGGTGTACAAACCTTATAACAGGTATAGGACAATGGTTTAATGAATTGCCTTCTAGAATAGGATATGCATTAGGTTTAGCACTTGGAACAATAACAAGTTGGGTAGTAAATACATATAATTATTTTGCAACTAATATACCACTTTGGATAGAGTCTATAGGACAATGGTTCTCTCAGTTGCCTTCTAGAATAGGTCAATGGCTAACAAATACATACAACAATGTAGTTAGCTGGGGAAGTAACATGTTATCAAAAGCACAAGAGACTGGCTCAAATTTTGTTAATAATATGATTAGTTTTATACAAAATTTACCGAGCAATGTAGCAAGCTGGTTATCTCAAACTTATAACAAAGCAGTTAACTGGGCTTCACAAATGGCATCAAAAGCACGTGAAGCTGGCTCAAACTTTATAAAAAATGTTATAAGTGCAATACAAAACTTGCCAAGTAAAGTATGGAGTTTATTGTCTCAAGCAATAAGTAAAGCTGCTAATTTTGTATCTCAATTCGGTCAAAAAGCTACTCAAGCTGGTAGAACATTTACAACAAATATAGTAAATGGAGTTAAGAGCATTCCAAGTAAAATGGTAAGTATAGGTAGCAATATAGTAAAAGGTATATGGTCAGGTATTAGTGGGGCTGGAAGTTGGTTAAGAAGTCAAATTAGTAACTTTGCAAGTAATATTGTAAAAGGATTTAAATCCTCATTCAAAATTAACTCACCTTCTAAGATAATGAGAGATATAATCGGTAAAGGTATTGTAGAAGGTATAGGAGTTGGTATAGACAACGAAGAAGATAGTTTATTGACAAAAGCAGATAAACTAGCAGGTAATGTAGTTGACACAATGAATGGTAATATTGCTACTACAAATTTATTTGACACTGCTAAGAGCTTAACAGATAGTATGGCGATAGCTAATCAAACTAATAGTAGTCAAGAAAATAACACAAATAGATTTGCTAGCTTATTACATATAGAAAACTTAACTATAAACGATGATAAGGACATAGAAACTCTAGCGAATGATTTAGCGTTTTATTTAAAAAGAAAAAACGTATTAACAGTATAAGGGGGTGTAGAAATGGAATTTATAGAATACAGAGATCCAATAGTTTTATATTTGGACGACAAACCTAGTACAGATTACGGAATAAAGGTGTATGAAAGTAATATCCTTTCTGCACCATCTAAAAAGTTAGAGTTTGTTGAAATAGAAGGAAGAGACGGAGCGTTAACAGTAGACAATGGATATGAAGATTTTATATTAAAATTAAGTTGTGTACTTGTAAACGAGCATGACGAGATTGAAACTACTCCAGCATTAGCAAGAAGAGCAAAGAAATTTCTTCTTAACGGAACAAATAGAAAAATACAATTAAGCGAGGATATGGATTACTATCTGTTAGGGACTTACAATTCTGATATTGACATAGAAGAAGCAATTGAAAACTTTGGATTGTTTCAGGCACAATTTAGATGTAAACCTTATAGATTTTCAAATAAAAGCAAAACAGTAGAAATAATTACTAAAAATACTATAATAAAAAATGATGAATATAAAACTAAACCTGTTATCGATGTGTATGCAACAGGAGATATAACTCTTAATATAAATAATCAAGAAGTGATTTTAAAAGCCTTAGAAGGGCATATACAACTTGATTGTGATTTAATGAATGCAACTACTGTTAATTCGCTTGGAAAAACAGTAAATGCAAATCATAAAATGTATAGTGATTTTCCAATATTAGAAGAAGGTAATAATAATATAACTTGGTCCTTAGGAAGTGGAGCAAGTTTTACTAAAATAAAAATAGATTATAGAATGGCGGTGATATAGTGATACCAAGAATTTATGATAATAGTTTTACAACGTATGAAAGCAATGGATTAGGTTTATTGGTAGATACTATATCTTGCCAAGTTGAAGAAGAATCAAACGGGGATTTTGAGTTAACACTTGTATATCCTTCCGATGGTTCTTTTTTTTATGCATTAAAACAAGATAATCTTATAAAAGCTGATGCATCTGACAGTCTAAAAGGGCAACTTTTTAGGATAGATACTATAAGCAAACCTTTAAATGGGCAAGTAACAGTATATGCAAAACATATTTCATTTGATTTAGCTAAAAACTCTTTAAACGAAGATATAAACGAAAGGAATATAAATTGTGAAAATGCTGGTAAGCATATGCTTCAAAAATCTGATGCTGACAGTAGATTTTCTATTGAAAGTAACATAGAAATGCTGGGTAACTATAGCATGGATAGAAAAACAGATTGTTTATCTGCTATAGCTGGAACAAGAGGTTCTCTTATAGATACATTTGGTAATGGGCCTAAGCTTCTTAGAGATAACTTTACAATATCCGTACTTAATAGAAGGGGTAAAGATGATAACACTCTTATAGCTTATAAGAAGAATATTACAGGATTTACATTAGAAGAGGATTACTCAGAAATAATTAATGTTATAAAACCTTATGCAACAGTTACAGATGAAGAGGGTAACGAATCTCCTATATACATTGACGAAATAGGAGTAAAATCATCTAGATATGTAGAAGGCGATATAGTAAAAAGTCAATGGATAGATTTTTCTGATAAATTTGATGAAGATGAAACTCCAACAAAAGAAAAATTAAAGAATCTAGCTGAAAAATATTTCAACGATAATAGCTGTGACCTTCCTAAAATGACTTATAAAATAGAATTTCAACCACTTAGTCAAACTGAAGAATATAAGGAAGATGGATTGGATGAGTTGGAGCATATAGGCATGGATGACAGTGTCTATATAGCTAACAGTAAATACAAAATAAGAGACCAAGCTAGAGTTATAAAAACAACTTATAACGTATTAGCAGATAAATATATATCTATAGAGTTAGGTGATCCAAAGACAACATTAGGCTCAATTATAAATAAATCTAATAACGATACTGTAACAAAAGATGAAGTAAAAGAGATTATAAAAAACAATAAAAAAGATTATCCTAATACATTGCCAGCAATACCCGTTATAACTATAGATAGAGCTGGATTTAAGACAGTTTCTCTTAGTTGGGAGTATGAGAATAAGCCTTATTATTCTTATGAGGTATATGCAAGCCAAGAGCAAGGATTTACACCTAATGTTTTCGACTTAATTTTTAAAGGTCAAGCAAGTGCTTTTTTACATGAGGTTGAATGCTCACAAACTTGGTACTACAAAGTAAGGGCTGTAAATACTTATGGAAATGCTACAGATTTTTCAAAAGAAGTTAGCGCTACAACTTATAAAATCCAAGATGGGACAGAAATATTTGAAAATGCTGCAATTAAAGAAGCATTAATTGAAAGTTTAAATGCTGACAAAATTACTGCTGGAAAAGTCAAAGGTACTTATATTGATGCTAGAAATCTTACTGTAACAGATGGAAACGGAGATACAACATTATCAGTGAGTTCCGATGGGGAAATAAGCATAAAAGAAGGATTAATACAATTAAATCAAGATGGAATAGCAGTAAACCACACCAACCAAGAGAATACAGAAATTGCTAAGACAGTAATGGATGAAGAAGGATTTCGTATATTAGATAGAAATGGAAATGAATTAGCAGATATAGGTTCTCAAGGATCACACTTTGCAAATTTATCTGTAGATGGTGATTTTAGGCACTATCCTACAGCACAAATTATAGACCGCCAACCTAATTGGAACGCAGATTATTATGTGGCAAAAATTGCAACTGGAGATGGCACAGGCAGGAATGAAGAAAACAAAGCAGACAGTCTACAAACTGTATTTGGATATATGAAATCTCAAGGATGTATGTTTTTTAACAAGTTGACTATAAATATAGAGGCAGGTGTTAGAATAAGAGAAAAGATAGTCCTTAGAGACTTTCACGGAACACTTATGCAAATAAGTTTAGGCAAAGATGCCGTACTAAGACTTAAAGAGGGAAGTGCTATAGAAGATAATTATTGTAGAATACAATTCTACGGAGATACAAATACAAATATACTAGACGATGATACAACATCTGAAAAAATAAACAAGTTACCATGCATAGAAGTGGAGGGTAATAATGGAATAAGACTTGCAAGTAGTTCTTATGTTCAATTTGGTTGGATGAGACTAAGAGGAAAAGATAATAACAGCTATTTTGCAAATTTATACACAGGAGCTAATTTACATGTGGTATCCTGTGATATTTCAAATGTAAAAGCTCCAGCGTATGTAGACTCTACATCTAGGTTTACAATATCTTATTGTAGAGGGAATGTAGAAAAATTAGCTTATGCAGTAGGTGGAGCTATGATATCGAAATCAGTTCAGGTTCCAAAACATATAAATGATAGTGAAATATATTATCCGGCAGTTGACCTATCTGGTGGGTTAGCAGGGCAACTTATACAATATGACACTCTGTTCCAAGATACATACAGTAATGATACTGATACAAATACAATGAGAATCTTTCCTGCAATTAAACAATATACAGAAAGAGAAGGAGAAGGAACAGATGACACGGCTAATCTTCTTAATCTTGTAGGACAAGGAAAGTTCAGCGAAGAATACAAATCTCTACATGGCTACGCAATATTTGCAGAAATGGTTAGCAAAGATACTATAAAAGCTGATACACTTCCCGAATTTGCTGAATCTAGAGAAAGTTATAAAATTTATATTAGAATGACGAGAGCTGATAATAATACTACTGCTCCAATACCAAGAGCTCGATTCCAACTAGAAAATGGTGAATATACTGCTTTCTATAAATTAGACCCATTAACAAGTCCAATAAATGGAGATGGTTCGGGACAAATTACAGATTATAATGCAACTGAGGATAGAGAATTACCCGCAGAATTAGCAGATAAATTAGTTAAATTCGGGATTTATAGTATAGAATTCCAAGGAGATACCGTAGAAGAATATCTAATAGTAGACAATATCCGATTAGTAATAAAAGGTGTAGCGAAAAAAGGAGATAGTGGGAGCATAGACACTACAGAAGTGAAAGCAATAGGTAAAATATTAGCTAATGCCCTTAATGTAAGAAAAACTCCTGGGATAAATGGTGAATATGCTGGATTACTTGTAAATGGGGATACAGTAGAAATAGTAGGAGTTGACCCAGATACTGGATGGTACAAGATAAAATACAATGGTGAATATGCTTATATAACAAATAAATCTGAATATGTAGAAATAATCTCTGGTGATCCAAATGGTTCAACTACAGTTCAAAAAGTAGAAGTATTGGCAGAAAATCTTAATGTAAGAAGTGGACCAGGTACAAGTAATAGTTCTATAGGTATAGTACAAAAAGGATTTGTTGCAGATATATTAGAAACAGATAGTACCACAGGCTGGTACAAAATAAAATACAATGGTGAATATGGATGGATTACAAATAATACAACTTATGTAAAAGTAACTACTGGAACAGCTACAGTAAGCCCAGAGTTGTATGACGGAGCAAAAGTGGCAGGATTTGCCGAAACTTATTATAACGCAAGAAATAATTATACATCTGCGAAATCTTGGGACAATGGATTTACTTACGGAGAAACTACTCCTTGTAGTAGCACAGCAAGTGGTGCTATGGGAGCAAATTATAGTATATGGGAAAAGTCTGCCCAAGGGAATTACTGGAAGATGATTGATGATTCTACATTATTATTACTATGTCTTATGGGTTATTCTTATTCAGATTCTCCATATGCAAATCTCGTTAATTTCAACAATTATAGAGCTAATATAATGGCGAAGAATAGTGAATATACAGGAGCTATAGTTCCTACAAGTGGAACAACACTTGCGAGAACTTGTGCAGAAATTGCAAAATTCTTTTCAGATAGAGGACAAACAATTACTGTAAAAACTGATTATAGCAATATTCAAAAAGGGGATTTGATATTCTACGCGGGTAAGACTAGCAGTGGCAATTATATCTATCCAAATAGATGGAAATGTATATCCAACGGTGCTATATGTATAGGTCAAGATACAGATGGAAATGCTCAACTTATTACAGCTATGAGTAACCCTGGAGAGAAACACACAGATGGTTGGTTTGTGGGACTAAAAAAAGACCTTGTAAAAGACTATAATACTAACACAATAGTATTAGTGATACGACCAAGTACAAAAGTAACAAGTGGTGGTTCTTCTAGTGGAGGAATTACTGTATCGAATATGCGTCAAACAATATGTGATACAGCAATGAAAATAGTCAATATGGGTACTAATCATACAGCATGGTACTCCCAATATTGGAGAACAACAAGTCTTAACAGTATGGTTACAATAAAGGGCAGAAGTGAAACAGTAGGTGGAACAACATACTATCAACCAAGTTGGGTTCAGGTAGGTGTGACATACGGGTTTGACTGTTCATCATTGGTAGGTTGCTGTTACGAAAAAGCTGGTATGGGCTATATGAAAGGCTTAACTTGTAGTATGGGAACACTGCAGGCTACAGCTAAACAACATGGTGCAACATTTTGGAGATATGCAGATAGTGGATTCTCAAGAGCTAAGGCAGGAGACATTATTATGTTTGCGAATAACGGATACACCGTAACGACAAGCAATATGGCAACGGTAAAAACTCATCACACCGCTATATACATGGGCAACGGATATATTGCTGAGGCGAGTGGCTACAAGAAAGGCATTATTTACAGCAAGTATAATCTTAGCAAACAAGCCTTCTTTATAAGATTGCCTGAGTTAGACAAAGCGGATAGCGCAAGTTCTACAGGAGGGACAACTGTGAAAGAGGAATATGTTAACTGCTTTAATGAAAAAGGAACGATAGACGGCAAGAATTATATATACAGATTACACGATGCTAGATGTACTTGTTATGCAGCCGCAGAAAGTAACACAATAGGAGCAAGTGGACTTGGTACACATATGGGTAAAACAGTAGCGAGCCTTAATATTCCATATGGGACAAAAATATATATACCAGGTCTAAAGGGGCAAACTTGGACTAATGCCAATGGAACAAAAGTAACTCTAGATGGAGTTTTTACCGTTACAGATACGGGAGTCGGAATGTTTGATTTTGATATTGTAGCTGGTAGTACAGCAAGTGCATGTACAAGTAACTATAAGAATCCTGGTAGATACGAGGTATATGTTTTAGAATGGGGGACAAGTACTAAGAGTACATGGAGTTATACTGATTCTTATGCATGGGCATATAAAGCAGGAACACTCACAAAATATAAAGCAGCATTTAAGAATTATATAACTAATGGAGGAGTTCTTATGAACTGTCTTAAATTCTACAATGATGATGCAAATATAAGAAGTAGTACTTATTGGAATATATTAAATAGTTAGGAGGGGTAGTAAATTTTGAGAGATTATGATATAGAAAGTGATCTAAAGCAGGAGAAATTTCAAAGCATAAAATTAGTGCAGGGAGACAGGGGCAATAAAATTAAAATAAATGTGTATGAAGATGGGCAACCAGTTAAACTTACTGGTTGCTCTATTACTGCCAAATATAAAAGAGCAGACGGAGAGGTAGTAGACGGAACAGTAGAAAATAAAACAGATAATTATTTTTACGCTGTTATGAATAGTAATATAACGAAAGTAGCAGGAACTTTAAAAATGTTATTTAGCATTGAAAAAGATGATGTCAAAGTTAGTACTTTCCTATTGTTTGCAGATGTAAGAGAAGGCATAGGAGAAAATACAGGAAGCTCAGGAGGGGATACAGAAGTAACAGTAGATCTAGAAGATTACCAAAAGAAAATGGACAATGGATTAGAAACAAAAAATAAATACATTGTTGGAGCTATTAATGAGGTAAATTCGCAATGTAAAGATATTGCGAATGAAAAACTTGATAAAAATACAACTGATATTTCAATATATCAAATTAACAAGAATTTAGGCAAATTTGACCAAACTTATATGACAGATGAATTTTTACAACAAATCGCAGGCAATGCGCCCATAAATGCCGTAGTTGGAGATAATACAATCTCAAAAGATAAACTAATGAATGATTGTGTTGATTATAACAATTTAACATTTATTAAAAAATCAATTATGAATCTTTTTAATAAAAATTCTATTTCAAATGAAGGTTATATTTTAGAAAAAAATAAATTAGTTGAAAATACAAATGGTTGTATCAGTGGCTATATACCAGTAAAAGGCAATACAATTTATACTTATTCTAGCGGTTGGAGTGGAGCTTGGTTCGATAGTGAAAAGACTTATATATCAGATAAACCTTATGGTGAATCAACTTTTACATCACCTGCAAATGCGAAATTTTATAAACAAAATATTAATATGCTTAATATAGATACAGTAATGCTTGTTGAAGGAAATGTATTACCACAAAATTATGTCAGTTTTGGCGAATATAGTATTGAGTTTGCAACTAAATTTAGTGAAAAAATTAAAGACAGTATAAATAATAATATTGCACCGAATAAAACAACTTTTCTGAAAATTGAAGATGATAACAACTTATTTGATAAAACTAAAACAACCGATAATTATATAATTGAAACTAATGGTACTCTTGTAGCTAGTGATGTTGGTTGTATAAGTGATTTCATTCCTGTAGAGAGTGGTAAAACTTATTACTTTACAAATAATTGGAATGGTGCATGGTACGATGTTAATAAAGAATATATTTCATTAAAGGAATACGGGACTACTAATGGGGTTGCACCTTCGAGAGCAAAATTTTTAAGAATGTCTCTAAACATGAATTTAAAAGATACTTATATGATAATGAGTAGAACATTGCCGACATCATATGTTCCTTATTCTTTAGAAGGAAGTATAAATTTTTCAACTGAAAAGTATGCTAAAAATATTTCCGAACAATTAAAAAGAGTAGATAATAAATTAAAAGACAAAAAGTGGTGCGTAATAGGAGATAGTACAAGCGATAGTTCGAGTGAAGGTGTAAGGAAGTATCATAGTTATATCGCTGAGGAAACTGGGATAATTGTTATTGATAAAGCAAAAGCTGGTACTGGATTCATAAAAACTTACAATGCCAGTGAAAATATATGCGATAGAATAGACACTTTAACAGGAAATGAAGGATATGATTATATTACAATTTTAGCAGGTATAAATGATAGTGGAAGTTTTACTATAGGTCAATGTGGTGACACTACAAAAGATACTGTCTGTGGGGCAATTCATTATTGTTGTGAACAACTAACTAAAAAGTTCCCATTCGCAAAAATAGCACTTATAACTCCAACAAACACTACTTATAGATATGATTATAATAATAATATTAGAAAAATTGCAGATGAAATGATAAAAATAGGTAAGAGGTTTTCTATAAAAGTTTATGATTTAAATGGAGAAAGTGGACTTTTCGTGTGGAATAAAACTTTCACCGATAAATATTTTCACGACCAAACTCATCCAAACTCTTTAGCACACCAAAAACTAATAGCTCCGAAAATTTTGAAATTTTTAGAGAATTTATAGTTCGCAATTTAAAAAGATTGCGAACTTAAATTTCCCTATTTTATTGCAAAATCTAACTTTTTTCTATACTATTTATGGTAGAAAGGGGTTGAAAATAATGGATAAAAATTTAAAAGTTGTTTTCTGGAAAGGGACAACGCCTACAATGTTTGAAGTCGAAGTTAAATACACTAGTGAGGATGTAGAAAAACTTTTCGGTATAACTTATAATGAAGATTTATATGGATTATTATATTGCGATGAAATTACAGATGGTGAATTTGCATGTAAACTAAAAAAGACTTTCGACTATAAAAATAAGAAAATCATATTAGAAATTGGAAACTAAAAAAGTCAATAAGCAAGATCATAAAGAGCAGTTATTAATTTAGCTGCTCTTTTTATATAAGAAAGGAGTTTTGCATGAATGATGAATGGTTGAAAGATACATTAAAAAGACACGATGAAAGACTGCAAAGGCATTCTGAAAGAATAGACAAACTAGAAAATACACAGGCAGAAATGGCAGTAAAAATAGAAAATCTATGCAATACAATAGACAAATTAGCAATCAACTTAAACAAACTAACTTATGCAATTATAACAGCATTGGTTAGTTTTTTCTTTTATGCAATTCAAAATAATTTATTTAAATAGGAGGTAATAAATTATGAAATTTAATTTAAAAGAACAAATAAAAAACAAAAGTTTTTGGTTATCTGTAACAGCATTATTAGTGTTAACAGCTCAACAATTTGGATTAGATTTTTTACCTAATAACTTCCAAGATTCTGTTAATTCAGCTTTAACTATATTAGTAGGTATGGGTATAATTACAGACTTTAAAACTGATGGATTTGGAGAATAAAAAGGTATAAACATAAGGCAAATAATTTACAAGGTGCTTAGAAAGCTAACTAGGAGGTCGGGTTTTAAGTACCTTTTATAATTTAGAAAGGATTTTGATAAAATGAAAACACAAAATGGATTTACACTATTAGAAAGTGAAAAAGAATTTAAAGAGTGGTTAGATAAACAATATCCAACTAGAAAAATAACTAGATTACAAGTACACCATATGGGATTGCCCGATTATTCAACTTGGAATAATACGGATAAAAGAGTTTATGGCGATAATAGAGAATTAGGAAGAACAATGGCATTGGATTCTTATGGAAAAACTACGTGGGGGAGTTCTGATGGTTATGGACATTATATAGCACAACACTTCAATATTTTCCCTAATGGAAAAGTAACAACAGGAAGAAATCTTAATTCAACTCCAATAGGTATAAAAGGTTGGAATGCTAATGCGATATGTATTGAAATATATGGCAACTTCGATATAGGTCAAGATACAATGACAGAAGAACAAAAGAAAGCTGTTATATTTGTATTTGCATTATTAGCAAAAAAATTTAATCTTCCTATAAATTCTACTTATATAAGACCTCATGCTTGGTTTACTAGTGGTGGTACTTGTTTATGGGATTATTATTCAAATAAATCTAGAAAAACTTGTCCAGGTACTAATTTTATGGGATTCGGGAACACAAGAAAAGCATTTGAAAACAACTTCTATCCATTACTTAAAAAATATAAATATGGATCTAATAATACAACTACTACAGCTAAAACATTATACGTAAAAATAAAAGAGGATATAAATATGCATAGTCGCCCAGACTTTACTTCTGCGAGTGTAATAGGAGTTATAAAAAAAGGCGGGGTATATACTGTAGTAGAAAAAATAGAGAGAACAGATACAGATATGTATAAGTTAAAATCAGGAGTATATATAACAGCATCTCCGAAATATGTAGAAGTTTTCGAAAGATAGGTATAAATATATAACAGAGTGCCTATAATCCTAAAAAGGAGGTAGGTGCATGAATAAAATTATCTTAGAAGTAGCAGGGCGCATTGCATACTTTGGTATTGGTGTATTGTGTGCTATGTTGTTCATAGTATAAAATAAGGCTAGGGAAGTTATTTTCCTTAGCTTATTTTATGTATAGCATTAACGAACCTATTCATATGCACATCAATGCTATACATAATAATTATATATTTAGTGTTATTTCTAACTCGAAGTAATCCTCATTGCTGCCTTTTTTACTTTTTTTCTTTTTAGCATAAGTTATTTCTTTTATAATGCTTTTTAACAATTCGTTTTTTCCTTCTATACTAAGAATATTATAATTTTTTAATACATTTTCTAATTTAGGTATTAGTTTTTTTATTTTTATAACTTTATCGCTACCAAATTCTTTTTCTAATACTTTTTTATTTTCTTCTAGTATTTTGATTTTATCTTTTATTTTACTGGTCCTATCTTTATAAACTTCTATAGTATATACATCTTGTTCTAAAAATGTACAGCATTTTTCAAATTGCTTATTTAGTTTCTCAATTTCTTTTTCAATTCTTTTTAGATCATTGTCTACATTTCTTTTTTCTTTTATCGTTTCTTGCTCATAATTATCTACATAATATTCATAATCAGATAACATATTTGATAATGCTTGTAAAATATGTTCTTCAACTCTATTTAGATAAGAACCTATATTTTTACATCCAGTAGTAGAACAATATAAGAAATCACCTTGAGAACATCTTCTTTTTACCATGATTCTATTACATTCAGAGCATCTTATTAGCCCAGCAAGTGGATTACTAAGTGGCAAATCAAAGTTAGATTTATGTTGCTTTCTAGAATTTAATATATCTTGTACCTTTTCAAATTTGTGCAAAGGTATAATTGCTTCATGCAGTCCTTTATAATATTCAACATCTTTATTTACTGGTCTAGATTTTTTTACATTACCTTTTGCATCTATATATTTCTTATATTTTCTTTCTCCATGTTTGAGATATCCAGCTACTACATTGCTTGTTAATATATTTTTTACTGAGTTGTAACTCCATACACGACCACTTCTAGTAGGATAGCCTCCTTGATTAAGCCTTTTCGCTATTATGCTAGCACCAATATTATCTTCCAGAAACCATTTAAATATTAATTTTACTATATGTGCTTCTTCTTCGTTGATTGTAAGTTTAAAGCCATTTTCTCCCTCTAATTTCTCCTTGTTATAGCCATAAGGAAGAATAGAGCCTATGTATTTACCTTGTTTTACGGATTGTTCACGACCTCGTTGCATACGTTTCGTGATAGTTTTATATTCCCTTCTAGACATGAACAGTCCGAAGTCGACCATTTCTTCATCGAACTCATTGTTTGCAAGGTCATAAGTCTTACTTGGTGTAATTATTTTACATTCCGCAGCAGTAAAGGTACTAGATACAATTTCTTGGTCTATCTTACTACCTCTACATAACCTTGATAATTCAGTGCAAAAAACACCTTCATATAATCCCTCAGATACTTTTTCTAGTAGGTCCTGCATCTTTGGACGGATAGAAATACTATCTCCAGTTTCTATTTCTCGAAATATATTTTCTTCTTCTATCTGTATTTTTAACTTGTCAGCCAATTCCGTTAGCATATTGTAATGATTTTTTAGAACCTTTTCTAATGGAATATCCTTATCATCAGCACGGCTTTTCCTTAAATACATTGCATACATCTTATTTCCTCCTAATTAAAAAGAGCAGCTGGTAAAACTGCCCTGATGTTTATCTATATTATTTATTATTTTAAACTTTGGTGTATATATACATCATTTGCATATGTATTTACTATCTCATTAGCAACTATGTTACCATCTTTTATGCCTTGGATAGTTTTATTATCTAATGTAAATGATACGACTTTTTCTTCTTTACCATTATCCATATCTGCAACAGCCCAGTAATCTATTTTATCATACTTATCGCAACCTTGATTTTTTATAAGATCTTCTACATTATAACCATTTTGGTCGATAGTTAACTTGTTAGTAGTAGAAGGTTTAATTTTAACTTTTATAACTAATCCGTTATCATCTGTTTCATTTGATTCTAGATACTCGCCATGTAAAATAGTATATTCTCCCTTATCATTAGAGCCACTGCTGGAGCAACCTGCTACTCCAATACACATAATAATACATAGCATTATACTTAATATTTTCTTCATAACTCCCCACTCTCCTTTTTTATTTTGCATTAAATCCCGCATTAAATCCAGCTTTAAAACCAGGCATACCAGCTATAATTATTACTAAAACTACTATAACTAATACCGCAATAATTGCTTTCTTTTTCATAATATCACCCCTTAATATTTTTTCTTAAATTGTAGCAGAAAGCCATATTTATAGCATTACTTTCCAATATAATTTGATAAAAAATTAATTTTTCCCCTATATACATGTAAAATATTCTGAAACACTTTTTTGACTTAATGTTTAGTAGTATAATAACATTATAAATATTTCGAAAAAATAATATATATAACTTATAACTTGGTGTATAATATATATAAAGAATAAAATAGAACATTTGTTTGCGTTAAGGGGGAATCTATTTGGAAGAAAAGAGTGTATCACTAAAAAACAAAGAAGAGATATTATTAGTAGACGATGAAATATTAGAAGATATAATAAAAAAAATGCAAAAACAAGTAGAAAATAAAACTGTGTAAAAAAGAGGGGCTTAGAATTAAGTCCCTCTTTTCATGCTTATTACAAGCCTTATTATGTTATCAAATTCTTCATCAGATAGCTGGTCTGCCAGTCTAAGCGCTTGTTTTTGCTTTTCTGTTAGATCTTCAATAGGTTTTTTATTTTCATTAATACCTAGCAAATAATCAACTGTAACATCAAAGAATTTTGCTAGTTTAAATAGAGTATCTGAATCACATTTTCTTCTATTGTTTTCCCAGTTATTGACAGTCTGTTTACTCACATTTAGGGCTTTGCCTAAATCTTCTTGCGTAATATCTTTTTCCAGTCGCAATTCCCTCAATATATCTCCTTGTGTTTTACTCATATTTTTCATTCCTTCCAGTCATTTCCTTCTTATATAATATTCTACTTTATGAATACTATTCCCTCTAAATTATAAAGTAATTATAACATATTTGATTATACGAATAATTGTTATTTCAAGAAAATATAACAACGCGAAAACTTTTTTTGAAAATACTGTTGACAAGTACACGAAACGTATATATAATGAAAGTATAAATTAAATCAAGGAGGTGCAAGAATGAACTTGATGAATTTAAAAATATACAGAAATGTATATGGTTACACTCAAGAAGATTTAGCAAAAGTATTAGGAGTAACTAAAACAAGTTACGCAAATAAAGAAACAGGAAGGAGAAAAATAACATTAACCGAAGCTAAGACGATGGCTGATTTATTTGACGTCAGCATAGAAGAACTTTTTTTTAGCCACGAAGTCCACATAAAGGATACTCAATCAAGAAAAGTATGCAGTAATTTATAATCAAGGGGGAAATAACATGGATTACATAAAAGAAATGAATAACTTAGTAGCAAGTATAGAAGTGAAAGAATACGAAGGACAACCAGTAGTTAGTAGCAGAGAGGTTGCTACTAATTTCAACAAAAGACATTCAGATGTATTGAAAACTATAGAAGATAAAATAGAGGTTAACGGAATTTTGCGCTCACCTAAATATTTCATTAAAACTACTTATACTGATAAATCAAACAGACAATCAAAAGAATATCTTATGACTAGAGATGGATTTTCATTTTTAGTAATGGGCTTTACTGGAGCTAAAGCAGATGAATGGAAACTTAAATATATAGAAGCATTCAACAAAATGGAAGAAAAAATAAAAAACATAAATCCGTATGCTGGGATGAGTAAAGAATTACAAGCAATATTTGCAATAGATAAAAAACAGCAGCAAATAGAGCAAGATGTAAAAACAGTTACAGAAGATCTAAAAGATTTTAAAAATAATGCACCATTATTTAGCATAGAGTGTGAAACCTTGCAGAAAGCATTAAGAGGTAAAGTGATAAAAGAAATGGGTGGTAAAAATGCTCTAGCTTATAAAGATAAATCTATTAGAACAAAGATGTATATAGATGCACAGAATCAGTTAAAAAGAGAGTTTGATGTATTAAGTTATAAAGCTATAAAACGTTGCCAGTTAGACGATGCTTTAAAAGTTATAGAAGCCTATAAGCCACCAACTGTTTACAAGGAAGTTATAGACGCAGTTAACAGACAAATGTTATTAGAAGATACAATTTTATAATACAAAGGGGGTAATCATTATGGCAGTATACAAAAAAACAGAACATTTCTTTAGAAAAGAGGTTGAAGAAGTAGCAGATATATTAAGAAACAGAGGATACAAAGAAGAGTGGAGCATCATAACTCCATTTCAATTAGAGATAAAAATGTATCACAAATTGAAAAATAAATTTGCGATGTTGAGAAAACAAGGTAACAACACAGTAGTTGATTATAGCAGATAGGAGGGAGGTAAGATGGCAAAATACATAGCAGTAAGTATAGTTTTTTCAGTAGGCTTTTTCCTAGGAGCATGGTGGAAAAGTATACACGAATAGGACAAATTTTAGGTAACATATTTTATTAGGGGGTGCAATATGAAAGAAAAAATATATCAAAATGGAGGGGTTAAGATAACTGTAAAAAGTCCATTAACACCTTCTAGAGAGAACTTAGAAGCAGTCTACAACGTATGCAACAAGTTATTTAAAGACAGAAAAGACGAAGAAATATTTTATCAACTAGGGGAATGTAAAAGAAGAAATATGAAAGCTGTATAAAGGAGGGAATAACAAATGACAAATCAAGAGTTCAGAGTAAAAGCTTTAGGACTATTCGCTAAGGCAGAATACATCAACGATAATCTAGAATTTGCAAAAATAGGAATGGACCTATCTTTACAAGTTAACAAAGGTGAAAGCTATTATGCTTTAACAATTTCAATCGAAGAATACAACAAAAAAGTACATTATATAGTGCTTACAAGCGCTGGTTATAATGTAGCAACAAATCTACACGACATTTCAGACTTGCTAGACAACTATATCGAAGGAATCAAGGAGGTGATATAAATGACAATGATATGCACACCAGAATACCTAGATAGAGCAGCAAAAGAAAATCCAGATATGACTTTTCTTGAATACATGGCAATGTTACAAGTTAGAAGAATAACAGAAGCACAAGAAGAAATGACATTAGAAGATGTAAAAGAATTTGCACAAATGGAACAAGATTACCGAGACTTAGTTTACGATATGACACACCAATAAAAATTCAATAAAAAATAAGCTCTCTAGAGTACCAGTCTAGGGAGCTAACATAACCATACATATTATAAAGTACTTATATTATATCACGAAAGGGGATAAATATGAAGTTTAATTTACAAGCAGAGGGAGTAAAACAATCCGACATAAAAACACTAGAACAAAGATTATTCCTAGTTAGATTATACAGAAATGAAAGCGACCCAGAAGGTCGATTAGGTTTCATAGAAGGAGCAGAATTTGCTTTAAATAACAGAAAAAACATGACAATAGGAGATTTTAAAAGACATTACATAAAAACATATGAAAAAATAGGACAAGTAAAACATGACAGTTATGAAAGCAGTTTATTATATGCTTTACGACTTAATATAGAAGAATTAGAGATAAATAAGGAAGGTGAATTTTAATGGCAGATATTAAGGGGAGAGATTGTTGTCGAGGATGCCCTTATTACAGTGAGGGCTGGACTGATTATGGACCATATAACGATTGTAGTTTATTAGGACAAGAATATTTCACACCAGATGGATGCGAGTTTGTAAATGAAGATGGCAGTGTAAATAAAAAGGAATTAAAAAAATTCAGCAAAGAGATGTATGAATAAAAATAAGGAAGGTGAATAACATGACTAAAGCAGTACAAGCAAATGATAATGCATTAGCATTAGCTAGTTTTACATTAGAAGGTGGACAAGTTTTAAATGCTGATACAGTTAGAAATTATTTAGTAAGAGGAAATGGGAATGTAACAGATCAAGAAGTTTTATTTTTCTTGGAGTTATGCAAATCAAGACATTTAAATCCATTGCAAAACGATGCTTATATAATTAAATTCGGAAGTCAACCAGCTAACATAATAGTTGGGAAAGATGTGTTTGTTAAAAGAGCAGACCAACATCCGCAATTCGAGGGAATGAGAGCAGGAATATTAGTAGAAAGAAATAACGAAATGATAGAAATAGAAGGAACTGCAAAACTAAAAAAAGACATAATAGTTGGTGGCTGGTGTGAAGTATATAGAAAAGATAGAAAGATGCCTATCAAGTCTACAGTAGCTTTTGAAGAATATTCAAAAGGACAAGCTACATGGAAACAAATGCCTGGAGTTATGATAAGAAAATGTGCTATGGTATCAGCCTTAAGAGAGGCATTTCCAACAGATTTTCAAGGTATGTATGATAGCGCAGAAATACAAAGTGTACCTGATAAATTACCTACTAAAGAAGTAGTAATAGGTAAAGCAACAAGTGAGCAAAAGAGAAAGTTATTAGCAATGGCAGAAGTAAAAGGATTATATAGTCACGAAGATGCTAAAGATACATCAAAGCTTGAATATTTCTGCAGCAGTAACGGATATGACCTAAAAGACTTAAAATTCGAAGAAGTGGACGAGCTATTACAACTACTAACAAACTATGAACCAGCACAAGATGTAGATTATACAGAAGAACCTATAGAAGAAGATAGCGGACAAATAGAAGGACAGCAAGTAATGGATATGTAGCTAGGTTGGGGAGCAATCCCCTTCCTAGAAAAGTAAAGAAATAAGGAGGCTTGGTAATGAGCGATAATCAGAAATATTATTATTTAAAATTAGTAGATAATTTCTTTGACAGGGACGAAATGATAATGCTTGAAAGTATGCCAGATGGTTATTTATATTCAAACATACTTTTAAAACTTTATCTTAGAAGTCTAAAGAATACAGGAAAATTAATGTTTAACGATAGAATACCATACAATCCAACAATGCTTGCTAATATTACTAGGCATCCAGTAGCAGTAGTAGAAAAAGCAGTTGATATATTTGAACAACTAGGATTAGTAGAAATATTAGACAATGGAGCTATCTATATGTTAGATATTCAGGACTTTATCGGAAAAAGTTCTACAGAAGCAGACAGAAAAAGAAATTACAGAAGAAGAATTGACGAAGAAAAACAACAATTATTAGAAGGGAAAGGACAAATGTCCCAACAAATGTCCGAAACAAAAGGACAAATGTCCGAAACAAAAGGACAAATGTCCGACCAAATCTCCACCATAATTAGAGATAGAGATAGAGATAGAGATAGAGATAGAGATATACATACAGATATAGATAGTAAGTCGGTAGGTAAGTTTGCTAATCTCTATGAAAAGAATATCGGACTAATAAATGGAGTAACATCAGAATGGCTTATAGATATAAGTAATCAAATAGATTATCCGCTTTTTAAAAGAGCAATAGAAATATGTACAGAAAGAGGTAAAACAAATCTAGGCTATTTGAAAGGGATAATAAACAACTGGAGCAATAAAAACATACACACCATGGAACAATTACAGGCATACAAATTACAGCAAGGACAAGACAAACCTAAACAACAATCAGAAACAGGTAAATTTGATTCTATTAAATTGAAAAATGATGAGGAACTAAGTATAGAAGAAATGGAAAGACAAATGAAAGAATGGGGGTATTGATGTGGACCAAGATCTAATAAGAATCTTAGATAGAATAAAACTAAATTGCAAAGTAGAAGAAATTCAATACGACTGCCTTATATGTGAAGATAAAGGTTACATATTTGAAACAGATAAAGATGGCTACGAAGTGGCAATACCTTGTAAATGTTTAGCAAAGAAACAAAGTATCGAAAAAATGGAACGTAGTGGCCTTACAGAAGCTTTTAAGCAAAAAACGATTAATTCCTTTGTGGCTGACAAAGAATGGCAGAAAATGGCGAAATTTAAAGTTACAAAGTACATTAATGATTTCTTAAAAGAAGGAACAAACTCAGGACTTATATTAAGCGGACAACCTGGTTCGGGAAAAACACACTTAGGAATTGGAACAATGTTAGAACTTATTGATAACAATATAGGCTGCGTATATAGGGAATATCTAAGTATGGTAACTAATTTAAAACAAGTTGGCATGAACGAGGAAGAATATATAAGGGAGATGGAAAAGTATATAAACCCTCCAATATTGTTTTTAGATGACTTCCTAAAAGGAGAAGTTACACAGGCAGATTTAAAACATATATACAAAGTAATAAATACTAGATACCTAAAGGGAAAACCAATAATTATATCAACGGAGAAAAGTATAAAAGAGATATTAGAGTTCGACGAAGCGATAGGAAGTAGACTTATAGAGCAAGCAAAAGGCAATATAGTAAACTTTCCTAGAGATTTTAGCAACAATTATAGACTAAGAGGAATTATATAAAACAAAAGATAGAAGGTGATTAACCTTCTATCGATTTTAAAAAGTCTTTCAGTATTTTGTTTATTTGACTACTAACAGTCCTATCTTCTTCGGATGCATATTGTTTTAGTTTTTCTAAAACTTCTTCATCTAAAGTTATAGCAATTTTCTTTTTCATGTTATCACCTCTTAGTGGTATTATATCATGATTTTATATGAAAATAAATCCAAAATGCTTGATAAAGTATGATAAAGTATGATAAAATAATACTAAAGAAGGTGATATTATGAACGAAATTTGGAGAAAGATAGAAGAATTTAAAAACTACGAAGTTAGTAACTTAGGGAATGTAAGAAGTTTAAATTATAGACGAACTGGAGAAACTAAAATACTCAAACTAGGTAAAGATAAAAATGGATATTTATATATTTGTTTATGGGAAAATGGTAAGCAATATTTTAAAACAGTACATAGATTAGTAGCAACTGCATTTATATCAAATCCACAGGGAAAACCTCAAATCAATCATATAAATGGAGATAAAGAAAATAACAGAGTATCAAATCTAGAATGGTGTACAGGAAAAGAAAATTGCCAACACGCATACAATACAGGACTGCACGTAATAACAAAGGAAACTAGAAAAAAATTAAGGGGTATGAAACTATAACTGTGGATTAATAAGAAAACGTACTTTGACAAGTGAATATGAAATTTATTACTTAAAATAACTTTAACTGTGGACTATATAACTTTGAATGTGGTATAATAAGGTAAATATATTTTAAGGAGGGATACTATGGATAAATTAGAATTTCTAAGCGATGAATATTTGATGGAAAAATATGAATTTACAAAAAATGCTTTTAAAGAAATAACAAATAAAATCAGGAGTATAATTAATCAACCAGAGATACATTTGTTATTTAAAATAGCTGCAGATAAAGAATTAAATCATTATTCCTATATGTATGAAAGCGTTAAAACTAAAAGATTAAAGAAAAAATATAAAAATAAATTCGACAAAAGATTAAATGAAATAAAGGAAAAATAGACAACATGAATATACTAAATTTACCAGAATTTGAAGTTTTAGACACAATACAAGATGACCATGATATGACGGTAATAGTAAAACCAGTTAAAGAGCCTGTGGCTTGCCCAGAATGTGGTGGAGTTGAATATTATAAGCATGGCAAATCTAAACGATTTGTAAGGGATTTAAATAGCTTTGGGAAACGTGTAGGGATTGAAATACATACACACAGATATAAATGTCGATATTGCGATACTACATTTAGTCAGCATTATAAAAGTATCGACGATAGAGATAAAATCACTATTCGTTTAAGGGAGCAAATAGAAAAAGAATCCCTTAAAAAACCATTTGCTAATATAGCAGAGGAATATAGTGTTTCTCCTACTACAGTAAAGCGAATATTTAATGCCTACATAGAAAGGCTAGAAAAGGATATGACCTTCCTTACTCCAGTTATATTAGGAATAGACGAGGCACATCTTAATAAAAGCATGAGAGCCGTTTACACCGATATAATTGGACGTAAGGTATTGGATATCCAGCCAAGCCGTAAGAAATCTGATGTAAAGGCTTTTCTAGGCAAATTGCCTAACAAGGAGAACATAGAAGTAGTAACTATAGATATGTGGAGATACTACAAAGAGGCAGTCTATGAGGAGTTGCCAAAAGCTCAGGTAATAGTTGACAGATTCCATGTAATACAATTAGTTAATAATGCTTTAGAAGGTGAGAGAAAGTCATTTAAAGGTTCTCTAGACAGAAAGCAAAGGTCTAAGCTGTTAAAGGATAGATTCTTGCTATTAAGGAATAAGGAAGATTTAGAACCTAAACAGATTTGGGATATGCAGCTAATGTTTCTAGATTTTCCACAGTTAAAGTTAGCCTATGAGTTAAAAGAACAATTTAGGGATATCTATAAACATGATAATCGAGAAGATGCTTTAAAGGCTTATGAGGACTGGAAAAAAGCAGTTCCAAAGGATATGAAATACTACCAAGATGTAATCAAAACAGTTGATAACTGGCAGTATGAGATATTTAATTACTTTACATGTAGAATTACAAATGCTTATACAGAGAGTTTAAACAACTTGATTAAGAACATCGAGAAAGCTGGTAGAGGTTACTCTTTCGAGGTGCTTAGAGCAAAGGTATTATTCGGCACATCAGCTACTAGAAAACCTAAATATACAAGAGCAAATACAAGTAACAAAACATATACATTTACTACGGCATTTAGTTGGAATGATTTCGTAGGAAGTACAAAATTAACAGAAGGTTTTGGGGTAGATATTCCACAACTACTAGAGGTATTAGAGAGTGATAAATTTTAATTCACTCTCTTTTCTTTTCCACAATTAAAGTTATATACCCAAATTAAGTAAAGCAAATAAAGGTAAACAGTTAACAGAAGAAACTAAAAAGAAAATAAGTAAAACACTTAAAGGCAAAATGACAGGAGAAAAAAATCCGATGTATGGTATGTCAGGGGAAAAACATCCACGAGCTAGAAAAATTAAATGTATTGCAACTGGAGAGATATTTAATTATATAAGAGAAGCTGCGAAAAAATATAATATCGACAGCTCAAGTATATCGGCATGTTGCAGAGGGAAACAAAAATCAGCTGGTAAGCATCCGATAACAGGCGAAAAGCTAGTATGGGAATATGCAGAAAAATAATTTTACAAAAGGGGGATAATCATGGCAAATAAACCAATAACAGATTTAGAAAAATGTAAGATAAAAGAATTGTACGAAAAAGGTTATAGTATCCTACGAATAGCAAACGAAATAGGCAGAAGTGACGGTACTGTTAAAAAATATGTACAGGAAATGAAACTTGTAAAACCTGCTAAACCTACTATAGTAGGTGAAAGATACGGAAGATTAACTGTGTTAGAACTAGATCATGTGGAAAAAAGCAGAAGATATTGGAAATGCAGTTGTAGCTGTGGAGGGACTACAGTAGTAAGAGAAGGCAATTTAAAAAACGGCATAACTAAAAGTTGTGGATGTTTAAGAAAAGAACATGTAGAACGTCAGAAACTTGATATAAAACCAGTTGAACCAAAGAATAACCAAGGTGGTGTATATTATTTCCAACCAGGTGACATAGTCTTAAAAGGCAATTATGAAGTAGAAGGATATAAAAGAGGAGGAGAAGTAAAAGAATTCAAAATGTCGCCTGAGGAATTAAAGAAATACCTAAAAGAGCTTGAAACGAAAGAAGTAAAAAGAAGGGGAGAATAGTATGGAACAAAATTTAATTATAGCTAAAAATATAAAAACTGGGGAAACGTTAGAATTTGCAAGCCAAAAAGAAGCAGCGGATTATCTTACAGATGTATATGGCAAAAAAATATACATAAGCAGTGTGGCTGCGATTATAAAACAAGACGTGCCATACAAAAAGACATGGGAAATTAATTATATTAAAGAAAATAGCAATGTAAAAGTATGCGAATGCTGTAAAAAGGAATACAAAACAAATAGAAAAAAACAAAGATTTTGCAGTTTTGAGTGTAGAGAAAATTACTATAATGCACAAAGAGTAGCAAAAAATCCAAAAACATCAAGATGTAAGATCGAAAAAAAGAAAGAGAAAGAACTAATACATAAGTTATATGTAATGCTAACACCATACAGAACAAAGGAAGCTAAGGAAGATGCGTAGAGGTAAATCAGTAGTAGCAGAAAATATCAAGACAGGAGAAATACTAGAGTTTCCAAGTCAATACGCATTAGCTAATTACTTTATGGATTTATATTTCATAGAAATATCAAGCAAAAATGTAGGTCGAATGGTGGGACAGAAGAAACCATACAGAAAAACTTGGATAGTACGTTTTAAGGGGGCAGAAGATGGAAAGATACACACTAAATAAAAATGCAGAAGGGTATACAGATTTAACGGCGCTAGAAGGAATTAAGAGAGCAGATAAAGGCAAAACAAATAAACCTAAGACAACAGAAGCGCAAGAGCAAAAGAGCCTTATAGAGTGGGCAAAATGGCAAGAAAAGAAATATCCAGAGTTAAAACTTTTATACCATTGTCCTAATGGTGGAACTAGAAATAAAATGGAAGCTGCAAATTTAAAAAGACAAGGTGTAAAAGCTGGAGTGCCAGATTTATTCCTACCAGTTCCTAGAGGAAATTCTCATGGCCTATTTCTTGAAATGAAGGTAGGTAGAAATAAATGCACAGATAATCAAAAGAAATGGATTAGGGCATTAATGGAGCAAGGATATGAAGTAAAAGTGTGTTATAGCGCAGAAGAGGCTATTCAGATCATTAAGAGATATTTGGGAATATAGGAGGTTGAAATGATATTAGCAAGATACAAAGAATTAGTCGAACTGGCTAAGAAATACATAGAAAAGGGATATAGTGAGCTAGAAGCGATTAAATTAGCTGAAAAGGAATTGGAGGAAGAACAATGGAAGAAATAAAACAAGCACTAGAAATATTAAAAAGAGAATGTACTAAACAAGACGATTGTGAAGGTTGTGTAGTTCACAAATTATTAGGACAAGGTTGCCAAGATACAGAAAAATTCCCAGAAGAATGGGAAGTAAACCACTAGGAGGAGAAATGGATAGAGTAATAGGAGATATAATTATTCTAGTTGTAATAGGATTATGGATAGCTAGTAGATTATTTGTATAGGAGGGAATATGGAAACTGGAAAATGCAAAATAAGAAAGAATGTATCTAAAAAAATAAATCAACTCAATTTTGGACGTGGCAAAAAATTTGAGTATCAGTATATAACAAATAACAGAATTAGAATATTCAAAAAAGGAATACAACTAATTATGGATGAAAAAGATTTTTCAAAGTATTTTGAAAAAATAGGAGGAAGATAATGTTTACGTTAAAAGATTTTAAAGTAAGATTAGTTAATGGAGAAGAAGTAAAAAACTTTGTAAAAAGACATGGAGAATTTAGTAAAGTGTGTTATGATACTCCAAAAGAAAAAGCAGAAAAAGTAGGAGAACATTGCTTAGAAAGTGGACATCTAAGTGGAAGTAGACACTTATATATGGTATTTGAATTAGAAAATGTACCTCGCAGCCTAATTGATCAGTTGGTTCGCCATGAACAAGGAGTAGTAAAAAACGTGCAATCTCTTAGATATTGCAACAAAGAAGGAAAAGTAAGTCTATATGCAGCACCGGAAATAGCAAACGATATATATTTCTCAAATGCTTTACACAATTATGAAGCTCAGGTACAAGCTAATTATGATTATTTTCAAAATAATATGAAAGCTGAAGGCTGTAATAATGAACAGGCTAACGAAATAGCCAGAACAATACTACCAATAGGAATAAGTACAAAATGTAGTTTTGCAGTAAATTTAGAAGGATTAATTCATCTTGCTAATGTTAGACTTTGCAATAGAGCAGAGCTTCCAATTAGAACAATAGTAAAAGAAATGGTAAGACAAGTTGTAGAAGTAGAACCACGTTACAAACCTTATCTAGTGTCACAATGTAAGAAACTTGGATATTGCCCAGAAGGTAAGGATTGCAAATAATATAATATAGGGGGATAATCGAATGGCTAAAACAATAGATAAAACATTTTCCGACGCAGAAGGAAAACTATATAACTACAATAGCACAAAAATCGAACTAAACAGCCTTAAAATAGACTTAGAGTATTTAGAAATAGACTATAAGGGATGCAAAGCTATTAGCTATGCTGACGAAAGAACAGGAGAAACATACAACATAAGTAATACAGTAGAGAGTGAAGTATTAGCCAAAGAAAGACAGATAAAAGATCTAGAGAGTAAAATAAATAAAAAAGAAAGACAGATTAGAAAAATAGAAAATGCATTAGAACTACTAAAGGAAGAAGAAAAAAGATTAGTTAGCTTTAGATATTTCTCAAATAGAAAAAAAGCACCAAGTTGGTTAGATGTAGGAGAGGAAATAGGTTATTCGGATAAAAAATGCAGAGCTATGAGGAATGATATTATTAACAGAATAAAAACGCTTATATAATTACAAATTTACCGTAAAAGTTCCGCAAAAGTTCCGTAAAAATTCCTTTTTTATACGGAAAACTATAGTATATTTATAGTATGGGAAACTAAAAAATCCCTTATTTCTTTAAAGTATTTCCCTAGAAGCCTGGTAAACTTCTAGATTTTGAATTGGTTTGAAACTAGTAACAACGAAAAGTACATTCCTCCGGGCATGAGGGAAGCCTGCTAATAATTCCCTCTTAAAAAAGATATTAATTATGCAACCGCATAACTAATTTATAAATTTTCATATTTAAAATCTTCCCTTAAGTTATTGTAGAGAGAACCCTTCGGGGTTCTTTTTGTTGTGTAAAAATATAGAAAGGAGTGGTATTAATGGCTAAATTAACAGCTAAACAAAAGAAGTTTGTAGAAGAATACTTGATAGACCTTAATGCCACTCAAGCGGCTATTAGGGCTGGATATAGTCCGGATACAGCAAAAGAAATTGGCTGCGAAAACTTAACGAAACCTAACATAAAAGCTGAAATAGACAAAGCTATAGCAGAGAGAAGTCGAAGGACGGGTATTAATCAAGATAGAGTTTTAAGGGAATTAGCAAAGATAGCATTTGTAAATCCTGGAGATGTCATAAATTTTGATGAAGCTACAGTAAAAAGTGATGCAAAGGAAGATGATTTAGCAGCTATAGCAAGTGTAAAAATAAAAAACATACCAACAGAAGATGGTGAAATAACAGAAAGGGAAATAAAATTATGCGACAAGCTAAAAGCATTAGATTTACTCGGTAAACATCTAGGCATATATGACAAACATGAAGCAAAGGATAGAAATTTAACAATAACAATAAATAAGGCAAGTGAAAAAAATGGAAATTAATATAACTTGCAATGATCACTTTGAAGATTTTGTTTTAGATTGGAACTATAAATTTTATTTTCTTGTTGGCGGTTATGGTAGTTCTAAAAGTTATCATGTGGCCCAAAAGCTGCATCTGAAATTATTGCAAGAAAAGAGATTGGCATTAGTTGTAAGAGAAGTGTATGACACTATACGAGATAGCTGCTTTTCACTTTTACAAGACGTAGCAGTGGATATGGGCATATACGATATGCTTAAATTTAAGACATCACCAATGCAAGTAACGTATCCTAATGGGAGTAAGATAATTTTTAAAGGTATGGATAAGCCAGCTAAATTAAAATCTATCAATGGAGTATCTATTATATGGGTTGAAGAATGTTCCGAGGTTAAATATGAAGGATTTAAAGAACTTTTAGGGCGTTTAAGACATCCTACACTTAGTAATCACATTATACTTAGTGAAAATCCCATAGAAAAGGCTAACTGGACCTATAAGCATTTTTTTATTGATGAAGAGAATGATAAAAAAATACTTGATGATGAAAAACTTTATATCGAAAGGATTATAAAAACTAATAATACATATTATCATCATTCTATTTGTGACGATAATTATTTTCTACCTCAGGACTATATAAAAGAACTTGATAACATGAAAGAATATGACCCGGATTTATATAGAGTAGCTCGCCAAGGAAGATTTGGCATAAATGGAACCAAAGTATTGCCGCAATTTGAAATGATGGACCACGATTTAGTTATGGCTAAAGTAGGTTCTATACCTTCTAGATTTTATAGAGCTGGTATGGACTTTGGATTTGAAACTTCATACAATGCATTAGTTAGAATTGCTATAGATGATGTGAATAAAGATTTGTATATTTACTGGGAATATTATAAAAATCATATGACAGATGATAAGACTGCTAAAGAAATAGATGAATTTAGAGTAAATAGAGAGTTAATAAGAGCAGATAGCGCTGAGCCTAAGACAATTAAATTTTATCAACAAGAAGGTTTTAAAATGATACCGGCTAAAAAATATCAAGGTTCTAGGCTCCAAAACACTAAAAAAGTAAAAAGATTTAAACATATATATTGCTCAACTAAATGTGTAAATGTAAAAAAAGAATTAAAGGATCTAACATATAAGCAAAACGAAAAAGGTGAAAATATATATGATGAATTTAATATAGACCCTCATACTTTTAGTGCTATTTGGTATGCACTAGATGGTTATGAGGTAGCAGATTATAAAAGACATTATCACAGCAGATAGAAAGGAGGTTATAAGATGCTTAATAGTTATCAAGAGTTTGTTACAGCAGAACTTACTGGATTATATGGCTCGGCAGTATTGCAAGAAATGAATCATATACTAAGACTATATGACATATACGAAGGCCGAGAAAACTTTATAGATAAGACAGAAGAAAAAGACTATACACAGACAGAAAAGAAAACAAATCTGATTAAGAAGCTTATAAAAGAAGAATCTAGATTTTTATTCGGTAAGACTCCAGAGTTATACATTCAGCCTAAAAATGATACAGAAGTTGACAAAGATAAAGCCGAAGAAATAAATCTTTACTTAGGCAAGATACTAAAAGATAATTTATTCTCGGAGAAGCTTGTAAAAGGAGCTAGAGATTGTTTTATAGGTAAAAGAACTGCTATTAAATTATATGCTAATCAAGATACGAAAGAGATTAGAATAATGTTTTTACCTAGTTTAGAGTTTATATATGAAAGCGACGAAGAAAATCCTAACGAACTTAAAAAGATAATATTCTTCTATCAGACTAACAAGGAAGTTGAAAGAGATAAGCAACGTATTTGGAAACAAAAGTATGAAATGATAGATGGAAGATGTATTCTTAATGAAGGGATATATAACGGTAATGGGGTATTAATAGAGCCTATAAATGTAGATGTAGATTTACAATTAAGTGGTATTCCTTGCTATGTAATTATCAATGATGGATTAAGTGGAGACCCGTTCGGAGAATCTGATGTAAAAGAGTTACTAGACAATCAAATCCAATACAACAGGCTATCGAGTGAAGATGTAGACACACTTAGAAAAGGTATGGATAGGATAATCTATGGAGTAGATATAGACCCAGAGGCATCGGAAAACTTCAAGCTAAAGCCTGGAGCTTATTGGGATGTACCGACAGACCCTACAGCAGAAGGTAAACAAGCTACACTAGGTACAATACCAACAGACTTTGGTTATGGAGATAAAATAGAAAACTCTCTAAAACGTATCAAGTCAGATATGTACGAGATGTTAAATATTCCAATGTTATCAAATGATGAATTAAAAGGCATGATGACATCAGGCAAAACTATGAAGGCGCTATACTGGCAACTTATTACTAGATGTGAAGAAAAGATGATGGCATGGCGACCTGCTTTAGAATGGCTAATAAGAGCAATACTTGAAATTACAGAAGTATATCAAATAGAAAAATTACCGCAGCTTGATTACACTGTTACAGTAGAAAATAACTATCCTTTACAGGAAGATGAAGACGAAGAAAAGACATTAGACTTGCAACAAGTAAATGCACAGGCTATGTCTAGAAAAACATTTATTAAGAAATGGCAAGGTGTTACAGATGATGTGGCCGATGCTGAAATAAGACAAATAGCACTAGAACGAGAAATGCTAGAAGAAAGCTATGTAGGAATGAGTGGTTCAGTTGAATAATAATTTTTTTAGACAAAAGAATAAAACTGAAAAAGAGATGACTAGAGAAATAAAAAAAGCATATAAGAGAGTAGCGAATAATCTAATTAAAAGATTGGCTCTAGTTAATCCAGATACGATGACATATGACTATTTAAGACAAACTGCTAAGTATCTAGAAAAGGAATATAAGAAGCTTAATAAAAGACTTAATAAAGATATTGAAAAGGCTATTACAAATACCGTAGAAGGCTACACACAAAGCCAAGTGGAGTTTTACAGTGATTTATGTAAACCTCTTTCTAGTAGCTTTGAAGATATGTTTAGCAAAGTGAATAAACAAGTTTTAGACAATGTTATTACAGGGAAAATGTATGGAGATAACATAAAGCTTTCTGAAAGACTTTGGAGCAATCATAAAAGAACTGTAAAGAACATAAACGATATACTCACAGATGGATTTATTAGTGGGAAAGGTAGTAAAGAGATAGCGAAAGACTTAGAGGTTTATTGTAATCCAGATTATAAAAAAGAATACGATAAATTTACTATTCATCCTAAGAGTAAAAATAAGATTGAATTTAATAGTTATAGACTAGCAAATACATATATAAATCATGCGTACCAAGAGGCAACAAGGCAAAGTGCTAAGCATAATCCATTTGTAGAAAAAGTTGAATGGCTAAGCGGAACAGACGATAATGTATGCGATTTATGTAAAGAACGAAATGGAAAGAAATTTGATAAAAATAAAGTACCTTTAGACCACATATTAGGTAGGTGTACACTATTACCAGTTATAGAAGATGATTTAGAAGATATAGCTAGAGAGTTAAAAGACTGGGCTAATGGTGGTAAAAATGAAAAACTTGATAAATGGTTTAAAACATGGGAGGTTAAAAGATGATACCAGAATACTGGAATAGAGAAAGTTTTAGTAATTATGTTAGAAGAATGCAAGGAATAAGTAAAAAGACTAAATGGAAAAGAAATAGAAGATAGGAGGACTTTATGAACGAACAACAATTTTTAGATTGGTGTAAAGATGAAATTGTAAAATATACTAATAATCACTTAGATAAATCAGACAATAAGCAAATAACAAAAGATGATGTGTTTATGGTTTGGTGTACTAAAGTTTTACAAAATAACAAAGCATTATTAAGTACAACTTTATTTGACGGAATGTATTATGAATGTACATACAACGGGGATAAAAAAGAAATGTACATAGATGCTTATAAAAAATGGGAGAATTACAAAGTTGAGAAACCTCAATCCGATGAAGAAACAGAAATAAAGTTTAAAGTAAATGACAAGGTTAAAGGAAATATAATAAAAAAGTTTACTAAAGTTATGTAAGGGGGAAATATGAGAGATTTATTACTTAAAATAGGAGTGAAAATGGGCTGGGTTACAAGTCCAAGTATCTTATTTAACTTAGCAACATATGGTGAGAATTCACCATATTATAAAAGATACTATAAGAAGTATAAGAAAAGAATGAATAAGAGATAAGGAAGAGATAGTATTTTTATGGATGATAAATCAATAAAGGAATTAATAAAAATATTAGAAAAAATAAGTAATAGACTATGGTGGATAGCACTTTGGTTAGCACTTACATATTTTGGCCTGTAAAGCCTTATTTTTATGTCTTTTTTTAGTTTACAGACGTAAAAGAATAAACTAAAAACTATATTCAAGATGCAGACTTGTAAAAAGTGTAGATATAGGAGGATATATGAATTTTAACGATATACTAAAATCACAAAATTTAACAGATGAACAAATAAATAACATTACTGCAAAGATGAAAGAAGAAAAAATATATACTACATCTTTAGAAAATGCAGACGAACGATATACGAAATTAAAAGGCCAAAAAGCTGATTTAGATGAGCAGATAAAAACAGCAAATACAACTATAGAAGATTTGAAGAAAAATAATAAAGATAACGAAGCTTTGCAAAAGGCAATACAAGAACATGAAACGACTATAGAAAATCTAAAAAAAGAATCGGCTCAAAAGGATTTTAATTACGCATTAGATAGTGCATTAAAAGATAATAAATGCAAGAATGCTAAAGCATTAAAAGCTTTACTAGATTTAGATAATATAAAATTTAATGAAGGTAAATTAGAAGGCTTAGAAGGGCAATTAACTGCATTGAAGGAAAGCGATGGATATTTATTTGATACATCAAATCCAGCTCCAGGTAATACTGGTGGAACAGGCAATCATCCAAGAGTTGGCGATGGAGCAATAACAAAAGAACAATTTAATAAAATGACTTATAAAGAAAGAGTAGATTTATTCAATTCTAATAAAGAACTGTATGATCAATTAAAATAATAGGAAGGTGATAATATGTCAACAACAAAAATTGCAGATTTAATAAATCCAGAAGTAATGGCAGATATGATTTCAGCCAAAATAGAAAAAAAATTAGTGGTTACACCATTTGCTAAAATAGATACTACATTAGTAGGGCAACCAGGAAATACTATAACAGTTCCACAATATGCGTAAAAATATGCGCCTTTACATAGTGATATGTATTGCAAACCCTTTTAATTGCTGGAAACTCCTAAAGAGTTCATCTCACTTTAGGACAATCAGCAGCGAAGATTCATTAAATATATATTTAATGAATAACGTTCAACGACTAGCCGAAAGGCGTACACCCAAGTGGGTGGAAATGGAGGGCAACTCAAGGAGTTGATGATATAGTCTAATCTATATAGTAATATATAGCAGTTCATAAGAGAACGATACAAGATTAACGACCTTGTATGAATGTAAATGATATAGGAGATGCAGTAGATGTAGCAGAAGGTGTTGCAGCAGAAACAGTAAAATTAACTACTACTTCAACAACTGCTACAGTAAAAAAAGCTATGAAAGCGGTAAATTAATTCTGCCGTCTTCTTTAGAAATAAAGAAGTAATAAATTAACCAAAATCGGTAAAGGCTAAATATTTTATTATTTATGAAATTGAATTAACGGACTAAGCACTCAATATGTTATAATATTATTGAGGTGATTAAGTTGAAAAAAATATGTCAATGTTGTAATAAAGAGTATAATGCAAAACGAAGTTCTTCAAAATATTGTTCTAAAGAATGTCAAATAAAAGCTAGAACGAAAAAAGTTAAAGTACAATGTAGCTATTGTAAAAAAGAAATAGAACGTAAAGCTTGTCATATGAAATACGAAAAGCACTTCTGTAATAATGAATGTAGAGGTAAATGGATGAGTGAAAATTTAGTAGCAGAAAACCATCCTAAATATATAAGAAAAACTGTAAAATGTGATTATTGTGGAAAAAAA